ATGCCGGAGAGACAGCGCCACGCTAAGATCGCTAACGAGATGGCTGACCGCCTGCAGCGCAGCGCCGAAGTCCCGCGCTGGAATAAAAGCGAGCGGCAAACCATCGAAGAATGGGCGAAGGATCACGAGATGACATTCGCACAAGCCATCCGCCGGCTGTCGAGCTCGGGCTGAAATCGAAAGGCAAGTAAGCGTGGCAAGCCTGGCGTGGATGCTCGAGGAAGACGATCAGCTGCGAGCCGCGGCGGTGTCAGGCGAGAGTATCGCCGCGATCTCGAAGCGATTGTGTCGTAGCGAAAAAGCAATCTGGCATCGGGCTCGAAAGATCGGGATCGAGTTGCCCCAACTACGAAAGAAGTCTGGTCTCCTCAGGCGCCTAGTGGATGAACTGAGGGTGAAAGCCAAATGAAGCTAGGCCCGCGCCCAACCGGCCGACCTTGGACGCCCGCAGAGGACGAACAACTTTTGGGTTTACTCGATTCGAGAATGGACCAGCATCTGATCGCTCATAGGCTGAAACAAGCCGCTCGCACGCGCAAGTATGCTTTGAATAAGCGCCGCCTGGTCGAGCTGGGCCTGAAGGCGAAGGGGAAATGACGTGTTCTCCGAGATGGAATATCCGCATTGGATGATGGTAGCCGGAGCCTGGTTGGTGGTGGCGGGTTTTATCGGACTTGGATTTAGCTGGTACATGAACCGTGCGCCGGCCGAAGACAATCTGCAGCCAGCGGCGGCGCCGAACCCCTCCGTTGAAGAGGAAGAAATGAGCGCACGCCATTCGAGCGCCGAGCTATGGAAACCGGAGGACGATGATCGATTGCGAGCGCTGTCAGCTTTGGGGCCCCGGTGAGCTCTTCCGAGATTGGACGGCTACTCCATCGCAGTCCTTCGGCCGTCCGAAAGCGCGCCTCGCTTCTCGGAATAACGGTTCAGGACTGAAGGCAAAGGGGAAGTAGCAGCATTGGCACGGACCCCTTGGACGCCCGAAGAAGACAAGCGTCTGCGGATGCTTGTCGAAGCTTGCAAACCAATCGAAATTGTCGCCGCCGAGCTAAAACGTTCCGCGAAGGCCGTTGAGGGCCGTGCCTACATACTCCGAATATCGCTCAAACGTGTAAATCTGAGGCCGAAGGCGAAGGGGAAATGACGTGGCTCTCCGAGATGGAGTATCTGGATTGGCTGATGGTAGCCGGAGCCGTCCTGTTGGTGCTCGGGTTTATCGGTTTTGTATTTACCAAAGACCTATAATGCCACAGGGAGCGTTGGAGGTCGGAAGAGGAAAAGCCTGCTATGCTCCGCGCCGAAGAAGGCAATTGGTAAAACGGCCGCAGAAAATCACTCTGGGGAAATGCGCGTTATGGGGGTTCGCGGCCTCCTAGTGTACTGCGCAGACTACAAATGCGCTCATCTGGCAAGGATTACCGGTGATCGATGGCCGGACCATATCCGAGTGTCCGATCTCGAAGGGTCATTCGTCTGCCAAGCGTGCGGTGCCAGAGGCGCCGATATCAGGCCGGACTTCGATTGGGACAAAAAGCCTTCTTCAAGTTGACGCTGCTGCCCCCTCATACCCAGGACAGTCGCGCTCAAGCGCAACGAGCCGGCCCGGCTAAATCAACATACCCAGTTTTCTCGATCATCGGGGCGTCGCATCATCGGCAATTTTTCGGCGTATATCGTTAGTTCCTGCTGTAAAATGGTTTCTATGATTTTCTCTACCGGAATCACCACGCCAATGCCCGAGTGTATGCCGGACGTCGCATCTTTTTCGTCTTCCAGCACCACGTCCGCATTTAGGTTTTCAATGTCGAAATGGCCGTGCATAAGCCCGAGAAGATAAAGTTGAAATGTCTTTTGTTTCTGGTGCAGCTCGGTTTTACCATCAATTGTGCGAATGGCAGGAAGATGAATAAAAACCGGCGAACCGCTAAGCCCGCCAATAGAGCGGGCCTCCACTAAGTAAGCATCGACATGCCCGCAATATTTTGTCTTTACCGGCTCTTCATTCAGCATGGCCAGATTGCCAATTCGAGTAATTGGCACATTCCGGTTTTGTCCATGATGGCTACAGAACAGTCCGGTTATCGCTACCTCATCCCCGATGCCAATCCGAACCCTGTCCATGACATCACTTGTGGCTGCGACCGATCTTGGCCCAAAGATAGGGATTGGGTTTATATCCGTATCTTTGTCGATAGTGAGCGGCGCAATAGCGACATCTGTTGCTGAGCGCTCATTGTTCGGGTGAAACCACCAATCGGTCGGCGCACACTTAATTTCCTCTGGGGCGGCGCTCTTGGTATTTATCCGAAGAAAGCCAAATGTCATGCTTCTTACTCAGCAACCCGGAAATCACGTGCTCCGCGGTAACTATATAAATCCAACCACGCTGATGTTCTTCAACGTCCACAGCGAAAGCTGTGGCTCGCGGCAGAAATGTGCCGTTTGCGTTGACCCCGACAAATAGTACGCATTCCCGCGCCCGCTCTGGAACCAACACAAACAACTCCTTAGCGCCAACGAACCACGGTACAAGGGTCAGTCTTTGTTAGTCCCTCTGAACGGCTCCTATTACACGCGCCGCATGCGGTGCAAAGGCGATATCAGGCCGAACTTTGATTGGGACCGAGTTAAAACGTTCCGCGAAGGCCGTTACGGCCCGTGCCGACATACTCTGAATATCGCTCAAACGTGTAAAGCTGAAGCCGAAGGCGAAGGGGAAACCATGACGCGCATCAAGGCTGCCGCAATGGCGCTGGCTACCGCATGTCTTCTTGCGGGTTGTTCCGCGACGGCCCAGCAGGTTCCCCACACAGAGCCCCAGGAGGAAGGTTTCATTTACAACGTGGGACAGGGGGGCATCGAAGCCTGCACTGCGCCCGGCAGGCAGGGCGAATGCTCGATGGTAAAGAATGTGAGACTGATGCTCCTTAGCGGAAACCTGGGTCGACGGCATCGGAAGCTTTTACAAGGTGGCTCTCCCAGATCAGACGGAGGTCTGGGTTAGAGGTGTGGACCCTACTGGGCCTGAAGGCGAAGAAATGAATTCGGAAGAAATAGAGGTGATGGGGAGACGCTGAAGCCGGGATTAGCTCAAATCGTTCTTGCTGGGCATCGAACGGGCGGCAGCAAGAAACGCATTGCCAATCGCTTCGAACTGCTCGCGGTTGGCGTGAAAGTTAATCGGCCCTGGCGTGGTGTGAAAAGTCCAACCCTTCACGGTAGGAACGTGAGTGCTCCACATCTGAAACCGACTTATCCCAAGCACTGGACCTTCAGGTTCATCGGCCATGCTGGCCCTCCGAGGTTACGCGAGCGATTGGCAAACCATTCAGCGGCGTGACGTCGATCGGTTGCTGGGATGCGCGCGCATCGGAAATCAGGATCGCGAAGCCGGGCACTTGCGGCATGTTGTTGCCGGCCGAAGTTCCGTCGGTGTTCTCCAGGATCGTCCGGGCCGCCGCAACGCGGGCAGCGGCGTTCGGGCCGGTGAGCTCTTTGATCAGCGCGTGCGCGGCCCTTGCCTTGGCGCAATGCATCAGCGCCCGCAGTTCGCTCACGTAAAAATCGCGGGCTGCCGAGTTGTCCCGCATAGCCTTGCGGATCGCGGACGATGTCAGGCTTGCCACCGCGGCTGCTTCGGCAGTCGACTTGTCGTCCTCGACGATCGCCAGAATGGCGATCCTCACCTTTGGCGTGAGCCGATGGTCGACCGGCGCGCCCGGCTGTTTGCGCGGCCTACCGGGCTTTCGGCGACGTCCGGGTCCGCGCTTGGCGCTCATGGCCGATACCCGCCGCATCGTCTTGCGCCGGTTCCAGGCCTGGACCGGCTTCAAATCCGCAATCGGCGTGAGGCCCACCATGCGCCGGCCTTCACCTAGCGACAAACAACCATACTGCAGGCAGTCGCACAGGTTGCTGTACTTGTCTTTCTTCGGCCGCAGCTCGCCGTCTTCCTCGCGCATCAGATGATAACGGCCCGCCAGGCCGACGATCAGCGTGCGGCACAGCGGAGAAATCACCAGCCGGTTGATACCGCTCGGATTGTCATTCAAAGCATACGCGACGGCCTCGATGCGGGTCGCGATGTCGTTTGCTTTCACGGGCGCCGGTGTCACCGGCATCCCATTGAACCTGAAAACATCATATGCGCTTTGCTCGGTGGCCTGGCCCTTGTCGCGGCCTTTCGGATCGCCAATGCAGCGGAAGGCGCAGCCGGCATAATGCTGCTCGAGGAAACGCTTCACCTTCGGCGCAAAGATTGTGGCGCCTTCGTTGAAACCCAGCATTTCGTGCTGCACGTTGATGCGTCCATTGATTTCCTGAGCGAATAGCGCGGCCGGATAGACGCGGCCAAAGTCGAGCCACACCATCACGTCGCGCCCCAGCACCGGCCGCAATGGCTCGCGCGCGACATGGAATTCTCTTCGGAACATCGGCCAGACAGGCGAGCCCTCGACTACCAATATCGTTTCATTGCCGAGTCGGTTGTCGATCCATCCGCCGAGTTGCCGTCGAAGTAGATCAAGATAATAGTCGCTCGCCAGCCAGCGGAGGTTTTCCGGCGTCAAGGTTGATTTCATGGCGGATAAACTCGCCGCGGGCGTCGCGGATCTTCACGGTCGCAGGCGGCTGCAGAAAAAATCCCCAGTGACTTGGCCACTGCAGCGCTCGGCGTTCATCGATCGTCAGCCCGGCCGGCAAGTCGACCTGACCGGTCATCATCGCCAACCAATGATCCTCCTCCGGCGCATTCGCGTCGGCAATGACACCGTGCCAGGTTGCGCCACCATCGGATTCCGCCGGAAAGCGATTTGTGCGCGACCGAATCTCGCGAACAATGCCAAGTCGATGTATTGGACTTCGTGAACGGCGGCACCCGTATAATCGGCGGAGCGCAACTTCTTGATGTCGTCTTCATCATCGAGCGCGAGAAAGTCGACTTCGATGCGCACATCACCGAACCCGATTTCGTGGCGGGGCGGCGAACCCATTTTTACCTCGCCATAAAGAATTCGCCGGCCACACTCGCCGCCAGGTCGGGATGGTCGTTCTTTTCAGCTCTGGAAAAGTGTTTTCTGACGATCGCCCATCGCGTCCGCCGGAGCCCATCGCGCGGGCTCGGCTCCTGTTGCATGGCGTGGCGGCCGAGCCGTCGAAACATCGCGTTCGTCTTTCCGGATCCGATCGGTCCTTGAATGATGTCGACCTTGTTGTTCGACATCAGATATCGCGTGAGCGTCGTTCCGTCGGGCTCATACAATTCTCGCCCGTGCGCGTCATTCTTGATGATCGCCGGCCCACGGCGCGCCCGTTCGGCTGCAATGTCCCCGATTTCAACGGTGCTTCTCGCCTGCGCTGGTTTATCGCGATCAATGATCGGCATGGCGCGCCCTTGTCATTGTAATGTCGTGGCGGCAGCTAATCCGGGCGAAGGAATGATCGTGACGGACTGTCCGGAAGTGCGCTCAATACATCCGGCCAAGCACGCGCGGCATAGCGGCGCGCCCGGCCAGTCAGCATCGGCAGGTTTGTGCCCGCGTCCCTCAGCATGGCAGAGCGAGCACCAGTGAGTTTTCGATAGATTCAACCATCAGAGTGTTGAGCTAAAGTTTTTGATCTTCGCAAGTCGGGCGTCGAGCTCTTTTCGAGTGGCCTCCAGCCTTTCGGCTTGCCGCTTTAGTGCCTCTTCCTTCGCGTCGGCAGCATCTTCCCGCCTCTTCAGCGAGGCATCGGCTTGCCTGGCCTCTGACTGCTCAATTGCGGCCTCGCGCTTGTCCAGCTCGGCCTCTTTCGCGTCGAGCGCGGGCGATGCGACGATCCGCCACGATGTTAGTGGCTTGCGCAGTATTGAGCAGCCGCCGGGTTTCGGCCTCCCTGGCGTTCGCCTCCGCGATCCGGTCCGCGGCGGCTTTCTCCTACGCTCTCAGCTCTTCGAGGCGCTGCCCGGCCGCCGCCGGATCGGCAATGATCGCCAGTAAACCGCGATGCATCGTCCCAGGCATGTAAATCAACCGGAGTGAAGGGGGCGTTCATTGCATTGCCTTTCCTAGTTCGGGGTTATCACTCACGGCCGCGCCGCGCGAGTCGCTGATCCTGTGCGAACCGCCGTTGTTCAAACGACATGTTTTTCATAACCGGGGATCCGGCTGTCCGCGTCCGGTGCGGCACGATGCGACTGCGAAAAGCGGCCGACGCCTTGCGTTTCTAGTGCGACGATGTGCTTCTCGATCGCTTCGACCTGGTGACCAGCGAGGCTTTCAAAACACCGAGACCGCTCGCATCCAGCCACCGCGTCACCTCATCGACCCGCGCCGGCCCGCTAGCGCCGAGCTTCGCCACCTCGGCAGCGCGCGCGGCATCGATCGCCGCCTGGGTGCCGACCTCGCGGCCGGCATAGACGCCGATCAGTTCGTCGACCGCCTGCTGGCTTAGGCCATGCTTGAGCGCGACGTTCTTGAGATTTCCGAACGCGGGATCTGATGCGTCGAGCTTGAATTCGACGCCGGCGGGCGCCTTAAAATCCTTCGGCAGCGCGATTTTGTAATCGTCTGCCTTCTGCGGACGCGACAGCTCCCTGATCTTCGCCGCGGCGTCGCGCTGCATCGTCTCGCTGATTTCTTCAACGCTGTATTCAGATTCGCCGACTTTGACTTTCCCGGCGTCCGCGGGCGGTTGAGGCTGATCGCCGGCAGGCGGCGGCGGTGCTTCACCGGCAGCGCGCGCCGCTGCAGCCTCGCGCTGTTGGACCGCAGGCGAATAACCCCTGGCCTCGGATTTTCGGGTGCCGACGGCCTGGGTGCTGCTGCCGGCGGTGTAGCAGACGTGGGCGCGGCCTGTGGTGTTGGCGACGGGGCTGGTGTGGGCGCCGTGACGCTCGCGAGCGTTGGTGTGTCACCGTTTGCGAATGCTCCCAAGCCCGGCAATCCTAGTCGACTGGGATACTGGTGAGTGTGAATAAGCTCACACTGGCGTTGCTTGAAGTCTGCAGCGTCGCTTTTATTGAGCGCGCTGTTCTCCTTCAGCAATCTTTCACAACGAGATTGCGATAGGGTCGCGATGGCCTGCCGTATTCTTCGATGGCGATCTTGTCGGCCTTGAAAAGGGCGCGCATGGTTTGCTCCAGATCGAGCTTTTTGAGCTTGTATTTTTTGGCCTCGTCTTCCTTCGCAAAGGCTGTCGGCCCATAGTTTGGGGCGGTCGGCTTATCGCTGACGTTGCGTTTCTGGCCGGAAAATCGGCGCAACAGTTCCATGAACACGTCCTCCGCCTTGGAGGTGCGCGCCGCCTTGTCGAGATCGGAAACCCCCGCCTCGGGCAGGAACAGGCCGCGCTGATAACGGAGCACGATGGTCTCGCCGAGCGGGCCGTACTGGTTCTTTTTGAACTCCATCTGGCGGAGATCGTTTTCGGATTCATCGTCGTCACCCGCCTTCACGCCCTTGAGGTACTGCCGAAATCGGAAGGCGCCGTGCCATGCGGTTGATCCGGACAGACCGGTTCCTGAGTTGATGCCGGCGAGGCTTGGATGGGCGAGGACCGTGACGGAGCCGCCGGCCACCATGGCGAGGGCCTGCATGCGCATCGCGAAGGCGTACACCTGCACCCGGTCGATCTCGTTGCCGGCGAAGGCGCGGGAGAGCGTATCGATTGAGATGTTCATCGGTTTGATGTCGCCTGCCGCTTCGTAAAGTTGGCGATAGAGATCGGTCACCTCGACGCGCCCGCCCCTGGTGACGGCGCACAGCGTCGCATCCTTCCCCAGCAGCGGGAGAACGTGCAGGCCGCCCGCGATCAATTCCTTGAACGTGACGCCATAATGCTTCGCGATAACAGCGAAGCGGATATGCATTTCGTCCTTGTCGTCTTCAGCCCCAAGGTAGAACGCGGGACCGGTTTCAGGCATCGAGCCGAACCAACACTTGGTGGCGACATGCGCGACATCTTTCATCATCTCGATGATGCTTTTGCCGGTGCCACCTTCACCGGAGAACAGTCCCGCCTGGTTGAGCGGCACGCGATCCCGGATCGCCCATTTGCGCTGGGGAGCGGGCTCACTGTCCCAGTTGGACATGTCGAGCCATTGCAGCGGCTGTCGTTGCGGCGGCGTGCTGGTCGCCTGGGCATCAAAATCTTTCGGATCAATTTTCATCGCGGCCTCGCCGTTCGTCGTCTGACGATTCTCCGCAACGCGCACTGCGGTCCGCTCGGGACAGACCGGGTCGAGATCGAGCTCGCCATCGGCATCGGCATCGCGCTCAGCGTCGTCCGGCAAACCGAAATCCTCGGTGCCATTCGGCAACGGGACGTCATCGCGGTGCGGGCTTTCATCGGGCATGAAGGTGCGCTTGAGGTCGTCGAGGTCGGACCGGGTCAGAGAGCGCTAAACTTTCGAGCATGGCGAGCAGCAAGGGTGCGTCTTTCGGGCGGTCGGAGAGCCATTCCCTAAGGCGCCCAACGTCGCCGACTGCAATCAGGTAGCGAAACGCAGCCTGCGTTGAGGCGGCGGGGCGGTAGGGCTCAGGCGCACGGGGCGGCGGCATTTCGGCGGGCCCGTCCATCACATCCATCGCGTCCCAGCGCGCCAGATCGCCGCAAACCTCTTCCCGCCGGCGCAACTCCGCGCGCCGCTCCAATTCGTCGAGGGTCATTTCGTCGGGAGAAAGATCGACACAGAAAAATCCCGGACCTTCCGGCGTATCGATACGCTGATGCCGATCGATCGAGCAGCCGCATTCTCCGCAAAGCCTCGAATCAATTTCGAGCGGGTCCGGTTTCTAGCTCGGCAATGTCCTCGATGTTCATTCGGCGCTCCCGTCGGTGGGGAGCAGGTTGAGCTCTTTCGCTTTTCGCCAACGCCTTGCCAATCGCCGCCGCGAGCTCGGGCAGCTTGCCAACGCTCAACGTCAGGCCTTTGGTCGATGGTAATCAATTCCGTTAGCGGCGGTGCGCCAAACGCGGATATCGATCAAGCAATTTCCTTCGTACTCGCGCAACGCGATATGCACGGATTCAGTGCGGTGCCGGGTGCGCCAAAACTTGGAAATGACCACAGGCTGATCGGGCGTGGGGCGCACCGTCATTGCGGGCTCTCCGTCTCAGCGACGATGTCGAGCGCGCAGCCGAGCGGCGAACTGGGCCTGCCGGCAGAGTCGCGTAGCAGTGCTTTTCGGATCACCTCGACCGGCACGTTATGCTGAAGCGCGATCGAGCACACGACGGCCGCGTCCTTGGCCGCGGCGTCAGAGTGCGAGCCGGCCTTGGCATTGCTGATGAAAATTTCCGCAAGCCGGTCGTCGCCGTAGCGCGAGACGGTCGCGATATAGGCGAGGCCATTGCATTGAAATGCGAACGTCGTGCAAGCGCGGCGGTTGGATAAGCGCTCGCGGGCGGTCATGACGACACCTGCGGCACTGCGACTAGATTCCCGCCGATCTCAGCCCGCAAAATCTTCTGCCAAAGATCGCGATCAAGCCGCGGCGTGTCGGGCCAGCGCCAGCCGCCGCCCAACACGTTGAGCGGAGCTTTTGTGAAGGGGCTCGGTCGCGATTTTGCCCCTTGCAGGCTATTGTTTCCGTTGACGTTTTTAGGGGGGTCGTCGCGTGCCCGGTATCATGGGTCGGAAACGCGGAAATTTTCGCTGTAGCGCGACGATCCCAATGGGCGCGGCGACGACAGCGCGCTGAACAATAGAGCTGTTGACGTGCGGCACGCGGGACTTTGTGCCCGCATGCAGAACACGTCACTGCGCCGGTGCGGATGGTGGTGGTCATCGATGTAGCTCCTATTGCGAGGGCGCAATTTCGGGCTACATCAGGCGCGCCAGCACTTGAGTAGCCTATGAAATGATTACGGCCCACTCTCGGAAACCCGAGGGTTGGGCCGTTTCGTTTAGATGGTGGCGTTCGCAGGCCCGCCCTTCGTGCCGCGCACGCGGCGAAGCCGCTCGGCTTCAATGCGCCGATGCACGTAGGCTTGTTTCGACTCTTCGAGGATCTTACGGCTGCGACCTTCGGTGAAGGATTCAATCTCGCCGCTATTGATCAATTCATACAATTTAGCTCGGCCGATCTTCAGGTCGACCATCGTCTCGGTGACGGTGGAGACAGTGCTGCTTGCCAT